TCTACACCCTCAGAATCACCCGCGGTTGTTGTCAAAGAAATAGACTTGACTGGTGGCGTGCCTAATGTCCAGTCAACTACAGGCGCAACTGTTGTAAATTCAAGATGGGGTCCGGTGGATGAGCGAGTACTAGTCTCAAACGAGGCTGACTTCGTAGAAAAATTTGGTTCACCAGACGCCACGACTACATTTTCGTTCCATAGAGCTAACATGTTCTTAAAATATTCTAGCAAACTTCAAGTTGTTAGGATTATAGATGGAACTGCTAGAAACGCTACTGCAACTACAAGACAAACACTGGCGGCAACAACTAATCCTCCAGCTGGCTCAATAGGAGAAGTAGTCAAGAACGAAGCAAATTTTAACGCACAAGAAGCTGCACTAGATTCAGACTTACATACTTTTGTCGCAAAGTATCCCGGAGCTTTAGGAAACAGCTTACAAGTTTCTTTTTGTCCGCATTCTGCTAACGACTCAGCATTTAATGCTTGGACTTATAAAGGAGAGTTTGACGCTGCTCCTGGGACTTCGAGCTTTGCCACGAAGAAAACTGCTACTAATGATGAACTTCACGCAGTAGTGGTTGATAAAACTGGAAAATTTACTGGAACTAAAGGCACAGTTCTAGAAAGATATGCTTTTGCATCAGTAGGAAGAAATGCTAAAGATGATGCTGGTTCAAATATTTTTATCAAAGATGTAATAAACGAAACTTCAGAGTACGTTTGGATGATAGACTTTGATTCAGATTTTAAATCAACTATATCTAGCAAATCTGGAGCAGGAACCGATATCGACAGCGGAGATAATTTTACTAAAATTACTGGAATTACAAACAGAGCAATTAACTACAACTTTGACTCTGGCGTAAACGTCGCTTCTTTAAGTGATAGCCAAGTTCAAGCCGGTTATGATTTCTTTCAAGACAAAGACCAAGTTGAGATAGACTTCTTACTAGCACCTGGGTCTGTTACTAGAACTACCCAAGTTGCAGTTACAAACCACTTAGTAAATATGGCTCAAAACACTAGAAAAGATTGTGTTGTTGTTAGTTCACCAGCTAGAAGCGATGTTGTAAATGTCAATAGTTCATCAACTGTAACCACAAATATTGTGGCTACTGCAGACCTTTTTACAAAGTCTTCGTATCTCTTTATGGACGGTAACTACATAAAAGTATTTGATAAGTTTAATGATCAATTTATTGAAATACCAGCTTCTTCATCGACAGCTGGAATCATGGCGGCTACTGACTTAAACAGAGCACCTTGGTTCTCACCAGCAGGTTCTCGAAGAGGCCAGTATCTTGGAATCACTTCAATTTCGTATTCACCAACAAAAGCTGAAAGAGACACTCTCTATAAAGCTGGTGTAAACCCAATTGCAAATATCCCAGGAGCTGGAGTAATACTATTTGGCGATAAGACAAAACTTGCAAGACCTTCTGCATTTGATAGAATCAATGTAAGAAGATTGTTCTTAGTTCTTGAAAGAGCAATATCAAGAGCGGCAGAGCAAGTACTCTTTGAATTCAACGATGAATTTACGAGAGCAGAGTTTGTTAATATTGTCGAACCGGTATTAAGAGAAGTTAAAGGTAGACGCGGTATTACAGATTTTAAAGTAGTTGCAGATGAAACTAATAATACACCTGCAGTTATAGATAGAAACGAATTTATCGCAAGTATCTTCATCAAGCCTGCACGTTCAATTAACTTTGTCACGCTTAACTTTGTGGCAGTAAGAACTGGTGTCGACTTTGAAGAAGTCGTCGGTACAGTTTAAGGAGGTTTAAATGGCAGTATTAGGCGTAGATGATTTTAAATCGAAGCTAAGAGGCGGCGGGGCTAGACCTAACCTCTTCAAAGCTACAATTAATTTCCCCGGTTATGCTAATGGAGACGCAGAACTGACATCTTTCCTCTGTGAAACAGCTCAGTTACCAGCATCTACATTAGGTCAGATTATCGTACCTTTTAGAGGTAGACAATTAAAGATGGCCGGAGATAGAACGTTCGACGTATGGACAGTAACAATAATCAACGATACAGATTTTGCAATAAGAAATCCAATGGAGAGATGGATGAATGGTATGAATGCACACAGTGCAAATACTGGTCTTACAACTCCTGTTGCTTATGAAGCAGATCTTTTAGTTGAACAGCTCGATAGGTCAGGCGATACTCTTAAGAAGTATACATTTAGAGGCGCATATCCTCAAGATATGTCAGCAATAGATCTAAACTATGCTACTAACGATGAGATCGAAAGGTTCACAGTAACCTTTGCCTATCAGTATTACGAGACTGACACTACGACGTAAGTAATAAATAGTAGGAGAGCGGAAGCTCTCCTAACTATAAAGGATTAAGAATGGCAGAAACCGTAAACTCTTTTAAATTATTTGGATTTGAAATATCAAGAGCTAAAGATAATAAGTCCATAAAATCTGTAGTCCCACCTAGAGATGACGATGGAGCTGGATACGTAACAGCTACTACACCAGGGTATGGTGGTTATGGTGGTGGTCACTATGGAACCTATATGAATATGGAAGGTGACGATTCCAAAGACAACGCACAACTTATTTTAAAGTATCGTGGATCCGCCATGCATCCGGAAGCAGATGCCGCGATAGAAGATATAGTCAATGAAGCTATTACGGCAAGCGATACAAAACCGTGCGTGATGGTTAACACTGATAACGTAAAGGTTGGAGCTAGTATTAAAAAACAAATTGCAGAAGAATTTGATAATATTTACAACATGCTTAACTTTAAAGAATTAGGTCATGATATTTTTAGAAGATGGTACGTTGATGGAAGATTATATCATCACTTAATAGTTGATGAAGCAAATCCGACGTCGGGTATACAAGAGATTAGATATATTGACGCTATGAAGATTAGAAAAGTTAAGCAAATTAAAAAAGAAACTGATAAAGAAACTGGAGCAAAGATAGTAAAAAAAGTAGATGAATTTTATATCTATCAAGAAAAACCCGGGAGTCAGGCAAGCGCGGTAAGAATGTCTGCAGACTCGATAAGCTACATTACTTCGGGCTTATTAGACGAGAATAGAAGAAAGATAGTTTCTTTTTTACATAAAGCTTTAAAGCCAATAACGCAATTAAGAATGATGGAAGATTCATTAGTAATTTACAGATTGGCAAGAGCTCCAGAAAGAAGAATGTTTTATATTGACGTAGGTAACTTACCAAGAGGTAAAGCTGAACAATATATGAAAGATATTATGGCCAAGTATCGTAACAAGCTAGTTTACGACGCTAAGACAGGCGAGATTAGAGATGACAGAAAACATATGTCAATGCTTGAAGATTTTTGGCTACCGCGAAGAGAGGGTGGACGTGGCACAGAAATATCTACATTACCCGGTGGAGAGAACCTAGGACAGATAGAAGATATTATATACTTTCAAAAAAGATTATATAGATCTTTAAACGTTCCTATGAATAGATTAGAACAAGAGCAGCAGTTCTCATTGGGAAGAGCTACTGAAATTAGTCGTGATGAACTTAAGTTTCAAAAGTTTATTGATAGACTAAGAAACAGATTTTCTATGTTGTTTTACGAGATTCTTAAGAAACAATTAATTCTTAAGAACATAATAACAGAAGAAGATTGGAATAGTTGGAAACATGATTTAAATGTTGACTACTTAAGAGATAACCATTTTTCAGAGTTAAAAGAAGCTGAACTATTAAGAGAAAAAGTACAGACACTAGACCAGATCTCTAATTACGTAGGCGAATACTTTTCTAAAGAATGGGTACAAAAGAATGTTCTTTTATTCAGTGATGACGAAATAAATCAGATGAATAAAGACATAACAGCAGCGCAAGCTGACGCTGAACCAGATCAAGGAGATTTACAGTGAGTGAAAATTTAAAACAAATGCCAGATGATGTCGATACAATAGAAGATTTAGTAAAGTTTTCTCTGGAAAAAGATTACAATAAAGCTAACGAGGTCTTTGGCAACGTTATGACAATAAAGATGAATGACGTACTAGATCAAGCCAAGACAAAAATAGCAGGTCAAATTTATAATGGAGATCCTGAAGATGAAGAGATAGAGGACGAAGTAGATGGAGATGACGGAGAAGCAATTGAAGACGATGGAAATGTTGAAGATGAGACTATCGAAGACGAGGCAGAAGATAACGATGCTGACGGAGATGAGGAAGCCGACGTTGAAGACGAAGAAGCCATTGACGACGAATCCGACGAATCAGATGATGATGAAGAAATTGAAGGCGCAGCTGTCTAAAACTTAAAAAGTATAAATAAAGGTAAAAGGATGAAAACCTTTTTAGAATTAAGAGAATTAACTGGTAGGAAGCCACAAGGCAAAGTTGTATTTGATAAGAAGATTCAACGAATACCAGTTAAGATACATAAAGAGCGTACTGGTTTTGTAGCGTACGTAGATGGCGATAGACTTGACGTTTACCGTTCTCAAAGAGAAGCTGAGAAAGCGGCAACAGAAGTCATAAAGCAATACAAAGGAATGAGATAATGGAAATTAGACCTTTAGCAGCCAAAGTAACCGCGAACGGTAGTAGTAATAAAACAACTGTTAGCAATGCTCAAACTGTTTATGTCTGTTCAACTGCTGCAGACTTAATAACAAACGTAACTACAGGAGCCACTATGCAAGTACCAGCTGGTTTTGCTTTCGTATTACAGAAAGAAAAGTTTGAAGAGATACATGCTGGTTCAACTAATACGCACTTTACTAAGATAGCATATCCAAGAGGATAGAATGAAATTAATATCAGAATATACCGAAAATAAACTAGATTTTTTAATTGAAAAAGACGAGAAGTCTGGAAAGAAAAAGTACGCTATCCAAGGTATATTCGCACAAGCAGAAACAAAGAATCGAAACGGTCGTATATATCCAAAGCCTATTATGGAAAAAGCCTTGGCAAAGTATAATACAGATCAAGTATCAAAGGGCAGAGCAGTCGGTGAGTTAAATCACCCTGAAGGACCGACCGTTAATTTAGATAGGGTTTCTCACAAGATCGAAAAGCTAGAATTTGATGGCAATGATGTTGTGGGTAAGGCATCGATACTAGAGACTCCGATGGGTCAAGTTGTAAAAGGCTTACTCGATGGTGGTGTCACATTCGGTGTATCGACTCGTGGTATGGGAAGTTTGAAGAACAATGGTAACGCAATGGTCGTAAATAGCGACTATATTCTTAACGCGGTAGATATCGTGCAAGATCCATCCGCTCCTAGCGCTTTCGTTAATGGGATAATGGAAGGAGTAGAATGGGTTTGGAATAACGGAGTCATTGAAGCTCAAACAATTGAGAAAATGGAGACTGAAATTAAGAAGGCTCCACGAGCTAATCTCTATGAGACAGAGGTTCGTGAGTTCAAGAATTTCCTCTCGTTGTTAAAATCAAAATAAGGAGTCAAAAATGACTGATAACGAAAATGTTGAAAATCAGGACGTGGAACTCCAAGAGACTGATGAGGAAATCTCTGAGATGAAACACGATCCTAAGAATGCTGAAGCTCAGTCAATTGCTTCTGTAGACAAAGCTGCTGACGCAGGTACTACTAGTGCTCCGCTACCGGACGCACCGGGCGCAACTGCAAAGCATAACACTAAGAAAGATCCAATGCCTAAGATGACAAAGGCAGGAATGATTAACGCAATGTTTCACAAGATGAAAAAAGCTAAGAAAAATAATCTTGAGACTATGTACAATAGCGTTATGAAGGATCACGTCGAGAATGAAGAAGAAGATGCAATCATTGAAGATACACCTTCAATTGATTACAAAGCTGATTTCAAAGACGATCTTAAAGCTTTAGTCGCTGAAGAAGCTACATTGTCTGATGAGTTCAAGCAGAAAGCAGAAATTATCTTTGAAGCTGCAATTCAATCAAAATTAACTGATGAGATTGACAGATTAGAAGAGAAATATAACGAAGAGCTTGAAGCTGAGATTCAAAGTACAAAGTCTGATCTCGTAGAGAAAGTGGACAATTACCTAAACTACGTAGTTGAAAACTGGATGGAAGAGAATAAACTAGCTATCCAAAATGGCTTAAGAACTGAGATTGCAGAAGACTTTATGAACAAGTTAAAAGACTTGTTTACAGAGTCCTACATCGAAGTGCCAGAAGGAAAAGTCGACATGGTCGAAGAATTAGCTGATCAAGTTGAAGATCTTGAGGCAAAACTCAATGAGACAACTGAGCAGGCTATCGAGCAAGCAGTCGAGCTAGAAGATCTTAAAAAAGATGCTATCATTAGAGAGCACTCTAAAGATTTAGCAGACACTCAAGTTGAAAAGCTTAAATCACTGGTCAGTGACGTAGATTTCGAAGACGAAGAGACTTTTATTAAGAAAGTTTCTACAGTCAAAGAGTCATACTTCACTAAAAATACAACCGCTAATTCCGGAGAAGTAATCGCCGAAGACGAAGATGCACCAACAGTTCAAGCTGAAGGTTCTATGGCTTCATACTTATCCGCAATTAAGAAAACCACTAAATAGGGAGTCCCATAATGGTACCGAATACTCAATCTTATGATAAGTTGATTGAAAAGTGGGCTCCAGTACTTGATGAAGAAAGTGCTGGTAAGATCACTGACAATCATAAGAAAGCTGTAACAGCTGCAGTATTAGAAAACCAAGAGAT